GTGGCGGTTCAAAAACTGGTCTAACTATTTTTTGTCCGATTGGACTAACCAAGAAAGATATAATAGACAGAGCACCAAAAATAGACCACATTTTCTTTTCCATCGTGCGTAGACGATCATCAACCTTGCGTATATCTCTTTCACAGCCTACCTTTATTAAACTTGTCTCACGATCTAATGTCTTTTGTATCTCTTCTACCTTAGAAAAGAGAATAGCATCTATACGATCTTGTTTATCAAGTTTCTCATCGTGGACAGCAAGAAGTTGCCCAACCTTTATGGAATTATCTTGGAGAGTATAAACAACTTTCTCCAGCCGCTCAATGATAGCAGCATTTATACTCTCAGCCATTACTGTATTCCTTTAGACGTTACGGATAGCGAAATCTAATGCAGACTGAAATGTACCTGCATCTTTATTAACCATAAATCTAAACTGGTCTTTATGACCATCATCAAGTGAACCATAACACGCTGCAATTTTCTTAGCAGAGAAGTTATCTAGATTCTGCACAGATCCGTCAGTAAATTGGATCTTTGCCATATCATTCTCACCGAAGTTAGGAACGTCCTTAGTCGCAACTGCCACTGCTACTTCAAGAGCATCCTTTTGATCGATTGCTGTTTCTTTAATCATGTTGTCACCTTCTAATTCTATAGAGTTGTTTAATGTTTTCAATTTTTTGGTCTGAGTACCTGCCTTCTTTTTAAAGTCAGATAGTCTAGCCTTCATTAAGATGTCCATCTCTTTCGTTTTGGACTGCATCTTTTGCTTGGCTTCACCACGCTTCTTCTGTAAATCCTTTCTACGATTGAGTTTTTTCATCTGCCCAATCTGTTTCTGAGCACGTTCTGTTTCATTAGGAACCATTTCAGATACTAATTCAACATCTTCTTTCTTACAATCAGGTACTGATTTACCACCTTTCATCTTAGTACCAGTTGCTTTGTATCCATCCCAACAAGATTTCTTCTTAGGATTTCTACCAATGTTCTTACGTGCTGTTGCTAGTGAAGCTTCACTGGTGGTTTCTAATTCTTCTTTGTTCATCTTTCTACGTTGGATACGTGACATCAGATCTTTGGCATCTTTAGATCGGCCATCAATTTTGGAATTACCCTTCTTATATTTACGTGCCGACTTAGGATTAACAAAGACAAAAGCAGGTGGCAGTGCAAGACCGCTACCATCTCCAGCCATCATTTCATCTAAGTGTTTCATATCAGATTAAGTTCTTTAAGACACGTCTTGTCAATATCATTATTTAGTGATTCAGGTAATCTATCTAAGAATAACATGAATGATTTAATTACTGGCCAGTATGTGTCCTCTATCTTATAGAAGAGTAGGGGAGTGGCAGCATCGCCAAAGACATTGTATAAAAGAATAATATGATTAAGAATCAAATGTTTACGAAACTCCCCAGTGGTTTCATACCTTCTGAGGAGTCGCTTAATATATTTGAATCTTTTTAGATCCTCCTCGAAGTCACTGTATGTAACTGATTGAGGGTTATTATAATTTTTAATAGCGAATAGGATCCAATTATCCTGTGTCAATTCATCAAATTTCATTTACATTTTATGTAACTGTTAGTGTTGCAGCACTTGATACAACAGGTGTTGCACCCTGTGAGGTTCCAACTACACATCTGTACTTGTTACCATCATCACCAGCGGCTGTTGCTGCTGTTGTGTATGTAGCAGTAGTATCATTAGTTCCAGTTGTAACATCAGCAAAATTAGTACCATCTGTACTGACCTGCCATTGGTATGTTGCTGTAGCACCAACTCCATTTACATTGACAGTAACATCTGAAGCACCACCGTATGTACCAGTTCTACTGAGTGTCAATGTATCATTGTCAGTGTATCCACCACCTTTACCAACTAGGGTAGCTGTAGCAGCACCGTTTGCATCAACGACAAGAGTAACAGTAGCACCTGATCCAGTACCACCTGTTGCTGCTATTGCAGTATATGTGCCAGCAGTTCTACCTGCTGTGTTTCCAGCGTTTGCAGCACCATCAATTGCGGATGCTTCACCTGTTGGAGTAGCAACAACTACGAAGTTCTGTGTGTTAGTAGCAGCAACTGATGCGTCAGAAGGTTGTGTACCAATAGAAACTGTGGAAAGAAAATCACCAGCAAGAGTATCATCTGCTTGTGTCTCACCAGAGTTTGCTTCACCGTTAGCGATGAAGACCATCATTTCTGCCTTATGACGTGCTCTACCTGAACTATCATTGTAGGTATAATATGACCACCAGCCAGGAGCATTCAAACCCCTTGCTTTATTCTGAGCAAGTGCTGCTTCAGTTTCGTCAATATAGACGATTTGTTTTGTTTGAGAAGTAGCAGCAACACCAATACCAGCTTTGGTTTTATTGGCATTACTGTCGTCCTTACCATAAAGTGACATGGATATGCTCCGAGATTAAAAGTTGTCTAAATTATATTTATTCAAGTAATGCTTTCTCTAATGCTTCCACTAGTTGATCATCTACTTTGTTGCCTGATTTAGCAGATGCTTTCTTAAGTAATCCGATAAGAAACTCTTTGAGTTTTGTCTCTAGATCCTCTGGAATTTTATCTACAGCCTTGTTAATTACGTTGATTGCGATGGGCAGTAAGAATTTAGTCATGATTAAAACAATATTGTTATATTATATAGGAGGTTCTTCAAGCACTCTCAACTAAGAGATACTAATTTACTTACCTCTGTCGTCTCTGTTTCCTTCATTTTCATTACCTCGTGGTCCATCTGGAACTTTCGGCATCACTTCAACAGTCTTTCTTTTTTTCTTACCCTTCTTATTAACAGGTAAGGTATCACCTATTGGCAATCTATATTCAGATACAAACTGCTTGTATGATTTCATTAGTATCCACCTTTACTATAACTCATAATTTTTTTAGCTTTCTTCTTAGCAGCTTTCTTCCACTCTTCTAAGTTGTAAGCCTTCTCATCTTCATTAGATACGAGTACTTCATCAGTGTCCCACTTCTCACCTGTGATAGTGTAAGTAGTTTCAGTAACCTCACCAAGTTCTGTAAGAATTCTATCTACTTCATTCCTTAATTCTTGTACCCTATCTTCTGAGCATCCTTTCTTTTTCTTATCCTTCGCCATATCCTTTGGATTTAAAGAATTACCTTTCTTATCATATCCATAGTTGGAATCTTCTTTCTTCATCGCTTTCTTGATGGCTTTGTCCTTAGAACCAAAGTACTCTGCCTTGCCTGATTCTACTTTACCATCTCCATCGTAGTCTTTCTTTGCTTTTTTCTTAGATTCATCAACTGGTTCTACTTCTTCTTTGGAAACTACGTTAGTATACTGGAGTGTTTGACCTTGAGATTGTGGAACACCACCTGACATAGATCCCTGTCCCATTGTCATAGAACCCTTGAGTGCAACAGCAGGTTCTCCACCATTAGATGTTGCTTTAGGATCTTTTATACTACCATCATCAGGTTTCTGCTTCTCTATAGTAGGAAGACTTGTTGATGAATCCTCTGCTGGTGCAGGAACTGATCCAATTGGTGTATCAAATGAAGCAAAAGTAGTACCACCTTGCTTCTGTCCAGTAGGAATCTCTTCCTCTTTGATAGTACTGTTCTGGAACCCTGCTCCACCAGTCCAACGTGTATAAGACTCCATTAATGCCTTCGAAAAGTCATCATTGTGTGCAAGACTATTAACTGTTTTCTGTTTATCCATGTCTAAAAAGAGTTTCCTTATGATTTATTTATAGTACGTATATCCTTTAACCATGCACGAAACATGTCACCTCCTTCGGTAACACAGATAGCATAGTTGACACCTGTTCTATGTATAGTGCCTTTCTCACCTGTAAGAGCAGACATTACAACATCACCAACAGCAAACCCTTCCTTGTATCGGTGCTGTTGTCTGATTGCTTGCTCACGCAGTTTCCTGAAGTCCTTCATTCAGCACTTCCACTTTCGTAGTGCTAATGCTTTACGAGTTGGTCTGCCTTTCTCGTCTTTCATTGGTCCTTTTACACCACCCATCCTAGCACAGAAAGATTTCTTTCTAGGACCACCTTTAGGTTGTGGTGCTTTTAAATCTGAACCAGGATTCTCACGTTCGTAAGACTTACGACCTTTTTCATTCAATCCACCAGATTTACTCTTACCTTCCTTACGTTGCCAAGCAGATTCTTGGAATTCTTGTAGTGTTTTCATTTAAAATTTTTAGGTAAATTAATTTTGATTTCACCCATCAAAGTTTTTACATCAGCATCACCTAAGTTAGGAACACCTACCTTAAATGACTTAAAATCACCAGCAAATGCTGCTCTTCTCATCTTAGTACCAGATATAGCAAACGTGTCACCGTCTGCATCTCTAGAACCTGAAGATAATATATCTATAGTGCGGAATGTAAAGTCTTTATGATTATATTTATGCACCCACTGCATCGCTGCAACTCTGTCAGAACCTACAAGAAAACACACCTCATCATACCCAGACATCATTATGTCCTGTAAGCATGCTACTGGATCTGCCTTAGCAAGACTGAATATTTTACCTCTATGCTCTGGAAACATCTTGTTCATCCAGAATAATTTTCTATTAGGTGGTAGTGGGTTACTACCTTTATTGTCATGAGTGTGTGAAATATAGATTCTATAGTCTCTACCATTAGCCAGACGTTTAACATTACGAAAATTCTCTGCATGACCTGTAGTAGGTGGTTGAAACCTACCAAATGTGAAGTAGCACTTATTACACTTTAACGCCATGACTTTGCTACAGTAAAATTATTGTATGAAAACTCAAGACGGTTAACAAACTTGATCATATCTCCGTCTTTATGCATAACATATCCCTCTGGACCAGTAACTTTATAACCTTGATCAGTTCTAACAAAAGTTTTAAAAGTTTCAAGTTTATCCAACTTATCTATAACCATCTGTTTCACTGTTTGCAACTCTTTATAGAGACCAAGCATTGATTTAAACTTAGATTGGTTATCTCTTAGATAATTTTGACTCTTGTATACAAGATCAGACTTAGCCACCCTATTAGCAGGTGTCTTTATCTTATTAAGCATAAGTTTAGTCTTATCATAATAAAAATTATAGAGACTAGTA